TAATTTCAATAAGCAACAGATTTATATTTTTTAACATGAAAGCACTAATTACAGTAGGTGATCAAACATGGCATGTGCCCGAACAATTAACAGTTGATCAGTTTTCTGCAGTACAAATGTTTGGTTACGATAATCCTCGTGCCATTAAGTTGGTTTGCGCTACTGTACTCAAGGCTCCTCTAAACTCTTTTAATGACGTAGATGAAGAAGATCTAACAACTCTGCTTTCAATGTGTCTGGTGCCACTGATTGCATTACAGGATTGTAAGACTACTCAGTTGCCTAGTCTGGATTTTGAGCACCTAACCTTTGGTCAGTTTTGTGACTTAGATGTTATCTCACACAGAGGACTCAAAGCCAACTTGCCAGAACTGATCGCAGTTCTTTTTGAATTGCCAGTGGATCAGATCTTAGATCAGCCGATTAATCTGTTTTGGCCAGTAGTAGAAGAGTGGTTGACTTACAGATCTGATCTTTATGCTCGATACTCTTCGTTCTTTGGTCTCGACGAGAATGATGCACAGAGAACAGGAGACGAAGAAGGCGCAACGGACGCAGCAAGAGTCTGGTACGGTGCAATGATGGCCTTAGCGGGCGAAGACTTCTTAAAACTACACCAAGTAGCAGAGAGGCCAGTTATTGAAGCACTAAACTTCTTAGCGTATCTTAAAGATAAGCGCTACAGAGAAAGACAAGAAATAAAACGCCAACAGGCAATTAACAAACGAAGATAATATGACTTACGAAGCTATTTTAAACATGATGAAGGCTTTCGCCGCATCTCACAAGCAGATCAAATGTTTTGGTTATGGTAACATCTCAGATATCGAAGTACCAGTAGATCCAACAACAGGCTTACCGATCCAGCGTGATTATGCCTACATGTTCTTAAATCCAAGCAACCACTCAATCACAGCACAAACTCTTACTTATAGATTTAATGTGATCGTAATGGACTTGGCATCAGAACTACAACCAACCGGATTCTCTGGTCTTAACTCAGTAATCAAGGCACAATCAGATGCTTTATTGATCATTAACGATATGCTGGCTTGGATCGAGTACAATACTCAATACGATACCGAGTTGATCAAGAACACATCAATCACTCCATTTAAAGAAAGGTTTAATGACACTGTAGCAGGTATGACCGCTACTTTAGAGTTTGTAGTCCCTAATACTTTAAATCTATGTGATGCACCAATAGACGAACCTAACTAATGACTGTAGATCAATTCACTCAGCAGATTGAGGCACTAACTAGAGACGTACAAACGAATGCCGCTAACTCTCCATGGCAATATGCTGCGGAGAGACTAGTCGAACAACTCAGAGCAGAAGTTGGACCGAGTAGTCTTTCTAATTCTCTAGGTTACTTACTAGAAGGCTCGCTTATTTCTATTTTTGCGGCAGACTACTTGCTTTATCAGAACTACGGAGTAGAAGGAGCAGAAGGCAATCCAAAAGGTGCATTCGTTGATGAATTCTCAGGTCGCACACATGCTTACGGTACTGAAATGCCACCAGCAAGTGTATTTAGTCGTTATGCCTCAGATGAAGCCGGACAATGGGCTATCGCTCGTTCTGTTTACAAATTTGGTATTAGACCTAAAAGATGGTTCACTAAAGACTCACTAGGTCAAGACTATGCAAACTATGCACAACAATTTTTTAATGATAACTTATAACACATGGCAGCAATTACACAACAACCAAATCAATTTGGCCTAGCGGTCGGTCCTAACGTCTGGACTCTTGGCTCTATTGGTACAGCAAACCGATTTGTACTTGGCGTAGAGATCGGCGGTACGATAATCACTACTCTTAAACAAACACCGAATCCAGCAGGCGTAGGTATCTTTGATATTAACCTTATTCTACAAAGTTACTTGGCTTCTCCATTCGTGGAGCAAACTGCTTTCTTTGCACAGACACCAGGCGGCGGTATTAGATACAGAATCAGATACGGATCAGAAACTGCAGGCACAGTACAATGGAATGGTTACTCTTCTTATAAAGTAGTCTTTAATGGCTACAAAGACTTTAATGATCTTAACTGGACTCAATATGGTTTCTACATTCCTTTCATGGAAGAGACTCCATGTGGCGGTGGAACTTACTCGAGTTGTCCAATTGGCGAAGTTAACTTCTTAACAACTTATCCTGAAACCATTACGACTATGGGTATTGCAGGCGTACCTAATCAAAAGGTAATTGCAACTACTAATGCCGCAGATGATGAATGGGCAACCTTAAGCTTTGCGAACTTTAATGAGCAGACTTGGTCTGGTAACGATGGCCGTAATAAAACGCCTTGGGCAGTAGTCGTAAGATATTACAATGCGGCTGGTAACTTATACAGCACTAAAGCTTACACGTTAACCGCAGCAACTGGCATGAACGTAAGATCAAACTGTAACTCAAATGTTGCAGCAGTGCCAGATACTTACTTAATGGGTACAATCGGCACAGGACCTAAGAACTTAAGAGCTGCCAATATCTGGCCAACACAATCTGGTTTAGCGGTACCTGCTTATTATTCGGTTGCGCTTTACACTAGAGATTGTACGACTACGGTTTCAGACTGTGCAGATACACAACAAATCTTAAACGCAACAGAGTGTCTTATAGCGATCCATTCTTATACGGTTGTAGATAACTGCAGTAAGTTCGAACCAATGCGCCTGAGCTTCTTAAATCAATTCGGTGGTCGTGATTACTACACCTTTACTATGCGTAATACATACACTGAGAATGTGAAACGTAATACATTCTTTAGAGATGCCGGCTCTTGGTCATCAAGTACTTATACAATTAACTCGCATGAAAGAGGTACTCAAACATTTAACTCTACTGCAACAGCTAATATGCTTGTAAGTACTGATTGGGTTAATGATGACATCTCGCTTTGGTTAGAAACCTTATTCACTTCACCAGAAGTTAAGATGTACTACAACGGCGAATGGTTAGCAGTTAACTTGAGTAACACCACATACCAACAAAAGACGGCAGCTAGAGATAATAAACTTTATCGCTACGAATTAAATCTAGAATTTAGCCAACCACAAACAAGACAACGCGGATAATGACAAATACTCAACTTTGGGCGATTACACCTACTGGCGCCAAAATAAAATTGGATACGTATGAAACTGATCCGATTAAATTAACATTTACGGCAGAGAACTTAAGTGATCTACCAACAGTTAATTCTACATACTCACAAACGTTTAGACTTCCAGCAACTGGTACAAATAACCAATTCTTTGATTACTGGTTTAACGTAAATGCAAATGACTTTGACGTAAGTAAGAAGACTTCAGCAGAGATCATCACAGAGGCTGGTTTCTTTATTGATGGCCAGATCAGATTGCAAAAGGTTTACAGAAACTACGAGTCAACTCTAATCGACTATGAAGTCCTATTTCTTGGTGAAGTAAGAGACTTTTCAACACAAGTTGGTGAGGGTTTCATGAACTCAATTAACTGTAATGACTTAGCGCACATCTTAAATCACAACAATATTATTACAAGTTGGAATGCTTTAGCAGGAACAACTAATGGTTTAAAGAACGGAAACGTACTCTATCCTCTAGTTGAATACGGTTACTCTTATAACTCTGCTGGTCAAGTACAACAAAACCAACTACATACAAGTGGCTCAAGAAGATTTACTCAAGCTAATAATGCATTAGATTTATGGCAATGGAGACCTTGGATCAGAGCCAAGTATCTAATTGATCAGATCTTTAATTCAACTAGTTATACTTATTCTTCTGTTTTCTTAGAATCAGATCTATTCCAAAATCTTTATGTGAATGCAACAGGTAACACTGCAACTCCAGACACTAGAGATTTACTATCCACAAACTTAATGCAAGTTGTAGCACCTGATCAAACATTTGGTACGGTAAACGGAGTACAACAAATTTGGAATTGGCCTGCAGAAACATTTGACTACGGTAACAACTGGAACGTCAATGTTTACACTGCACCTTTAACTGGAGCTTACACGTTTCAATACAATTTTGATGGCAATGTAACTTGGGTTAATATTGGCGGTGGCTCTGGTTCTTTTCCAGATGTAACAATCCAAGTCTTTTATACAAAAAACGGTGGAGCTCCACAAATCATAGGTACTGCTGATAATGGTGGTTTAGATCCTACTGTTTATTTTACCAATCAAGGTAACCTTAACTTAAACTTAGTAGCAGGTGATCAAATCAGATTCGGTTACAGAATCCAACACTTGAATCCACCACCAACACTCTTATTCGAAACTACTCTTTATGGTAATGCACTGTCAGTAATCTCAGCGCCCGTTTCGGTTAATCCAGGTACTTTGCTTTCTAGTAGAGTAAAAACTATTGATTGGTTTAGATCGATCATTAGCCGATTCCGTCTTGTAATGGTACCAGATCGTGAGAATCCTAGAAACTTTATTATCGAGCCTTGGAATGATTACATTGCTACTGGTAAGAAAGTAGATTGGACACACAAAATTGACGGTTCTAAAGATATTCAATTCGAACCTCTTTTCTTTACTCAAGCTTCTAATATTAGATTTACAGATGCAGAAGATTCTGATCACCCTAACGTAAATCACTTACAAGTCTTTAAAGAAGTTTACGGTACAAGAATCTTTGATTCTAACAACGAGTTACTTAAAGGCGAAAGAGTAATTAGCACAGTAATGGCGCCAACTCCAGTAGAAAGAGTTGAAGGCACAGTTGCAAATAATATTATCATACCACACATGGGTACGTTAGAACCAGTTGAAGGCACAAACGGTGGTCGTCTAGTTCCAATTGCTGCCAAACCAAGATTAGTATTTTGGAATGGTATGAAAGCGAATGGATTTCCAGGTAATCAACACTGGTACATGTACAATGACTTTACACAACCTCAGCAAATGCATACTTATCCAATGGTAAGTTACATGTCTGAGTTTCCAACTACAGCAACCACACAACACTTAAGTTGGGAGTTAGAATATCCAAGATTTACAGAACCGCCAATCGCTAGTTTAGGTAAAGATGTCTACACTACTTATTGGGAAGACTTTATTGAATCTACTTATTCTAACGAAGCACGTAAGATGACTGCCACATTCATTCTGGATGCCCAGGATTTAAAGATAACGTTTAGGGATAGTATCTTTATTCGTGATAGTTGGTGGCGCATCCTGAAGATCACAGACGCACCGCTAAGTGGTCTTAATGCTGTTAAAGTAGAACTAATTAAATTATTAGATGCACCCGAAGCAGATTGTGATTGTGAAAAATATTACGTAACTGATGGTCGTACAATTCCTGAATCCGTTGCATTCTTTACTTATATTGATTGTACTACAGGCGAACCAACAACTGGTGAAGTATTCCAAAACTCAGTAGTTGTTTGTTCTTGTAAGCCATTTAGTACTGGTGATCCACAAGTTTTTGTAACCGATACAGGCGAGTCTTGTACAACCAGACCACCGATTCCAGTTCCTGTAGATGTTGACATATTTAAAAATATTAATCCAGGTGGAGCAGTCGTAATCCAGAACTCAACAACTGGTGTTGGTGATTGGACTACAGCATACTCTGTAGATTTACCAATTGGTGAATACGCTAATAAATTTCCATATATTGTGAATTCAGGTGAGTTTACTCGTATTGGTTATAGTTCTTTACCTCCTGGTCAACTTTGTACAATTACTTGGTACAGAAACGACGAAGTAGTTAATAGAACTACATTTGTACCTCGTGATGCAATTCAATATTCAACCTTTGCTGAAAGAATTGATTCTCTAGCAAATTACAGAGCTTCGATTAGTATTACGGAGGCCTAATTTCACACATAGACGAAATTATATTTTAAACAAATAAAGCAATCCACATGGCAGATAATAAAGTAAAGATATCCTTTGAGATCGATGGTATTCAATATAGCACCGATCAATTAGAACAAATGGCGAAAGCATCGAATGATGCCGCCAAAGCCACAGATACTCTTGGCAAATCAGTAGACGATACTGGTAAAGAGATGAAAGATGCTGGTGAAAAGTTTACTAAGACTCAAACAAAGATTCGTGAAACTAGAATTGAGTTACAGAAAGCAGCAGCCGCAGGTGACAAAGTAAAGTTTAACCAATTAAAGGGTCAATTAGATGAATTAGAAGAAGGTTTAGAGAAAACCACTTTCCAATCACAACAATTTGATGATCAGTTAAGCGCAATACCAGGACCAGCAGGAGCTGTCGGTGGAGCGATTAAACAAATGGACGGTCTCTTTAAGATGTTGGCCGCTAACCCAGTTATTGCAGTAATCGCAGTAGTTGCCGGCTTATTTATGCTTCTTAAGGAATCGATGGAGAAAACATCGAAAGGCCAAGAGATCTTAAACAAAATGACAGAAGCCTTTGGTAAGATCTTAGGTCCTGTAATGTTATTGATCCAAAAGGTAGCGATGCCTTTATTCGAAGGCTTACTTTACATCATCGAGAAAGTAGCAGACGGATTCCAGAAGTTTGGTGAACTGCTTGGTTTCTCTAGTAAAGAAATAGCGGAGGCCTCTAAAGGTGTAGACAAAGTAAGAGAAGATACTGAGAAAGCAGAAGAAGCGCGTCAGAAAGCGGCAGAAGAGAGAGCAGAAGCAGATAAGAAGAGAGCAGAAGACGCAGCGACTAAAGAGAAAGAACTTGCAGAGAAGAGAAAGCAACAAGCCGAAGAGTACAAACAGAATCAAAAAGAGATTAACGGTACTCTAGCAGAATTACGTTTACAAAACATAAAAGATGCAGAAGAGAAGCTTAAAGCAGAACTAGCGGCAAATCGTAAAGCAGCGGTTGAAGAGTTTAAACTTAAAAAGGCTACTAAAGAACAACTTAAAGCTTTAAACGCAGAGTACGATAAAATTGATGCTGAGGCACTTGAAGAATTTAATAATGCTAAATTAGAAAAGACACAAGCTGCAGAAGAAGCACTTAATGATCTTAAAGATCAGGGCAGACTCTTATCTATTACAAACGAACGTGCACGTGCAACGGAAGAGTTGAAAATTCAGGAGCAAGAAGCTCTTGAAGCAATCTCTAAGGAAGAGAATACAGAAGCTCAAGCTGCACAAATTCGTGAGAACTTCAGACTACAGAAAGTAAATCAAGAGGCTGAATGGGCTCAAGAAGATCAAGAGAAGTATGTTGAAGACTTACAAAAAAGATTAGAACAACAAATTGCAGAGTACGCACAATTCGATAATCTGTCAATTGCTGATAGAGAGAAGAAGTTGGCCGAAGCTAATGCTTACTTTGATAAACTCTTATTAGATGAGACCTTAACTAATGATCAACGTATTGAATTAGAGAAGAAGCGTGGTGAAGTTATTAAGTCGATCGATGCAAATATTAAACAAGGTCGTGCACAAGCCTTAGACGCAATCCAAGGTACATTTAACGCATTAGGCTCTATCTTCGAACAAGGTAGTAAAGAAGCCAAAGCCTTTGCAGTAGCTGATGCAATCATAAATACATATAAATCAGCGAACGTTGCCTTAGGTTCTGCGCCACCACCGTTTAACTTTATCTTGGCCGCTGCAAACGTAGCCGCAGGTATCGCAAACGTGAAGAAGATCATAAGCACTAAACCTGGTACAACTAGCGTAACTCCACCAGCTGGAGGCGGCGGTGGTGGAACTCCAACACCTCCAGTTCCAGATATTAGTCAAGTGTTCCAAGCAGTAAACTCAACAGGTTCGAACGCAGTTCCGAACGGTTCGAACGCTCCGGGCGCTCCGAACGCTCCGGTCGTTAAAGCTTATGTTGTCGCTTCTGATATGACAGACCAACAAGAAGCTAATGCCAAAATTCAAAAACTAGCAACACTATAATGAAGAAAATCGTAGAATTAATAATCAAATTAGAAGACGAACTATTACAAGGCCTAGAAGATCTGGGCCTTGATGCAGTCGCATTAGTAGAGAATCCAGCAATTGAGTTGGATTTCTTATCATTTAATCAAGAGCTATTTGTTAAACCAGAAGCTGGAGAAACGGAAGATGATTTTATTGGTCGTTGCATTCCTGAATTAATTAACGAAGGTTACGAACAAGATCAAGCCGTGGCAGTTTGCTATAACTACTGGCAAGAAGGATTTGACTTACAACCTTATGTTGATCAAACTTCTGATCTTAAGAAGAAAGAAGAAATGTCTGAAGAACAACAAATGTGGTTTAGTCAACTTTCAGAGATGGGTGAAGAATATGATCCAAGTACAGCAGTATTCGTAGACACATCCAGAGCCTCGTTCTCAACACTTCAAGACTTTCTTAAAGGTATTAGTGCCTTAGATATTTTGGGTAAAACCAAGAAGGACTCTGATGCAGCTGGTGAGACTGTGTATCGTTATAGTGGACCAATTGCTGAACGTGGATTCTGTAGAGCTATGTTGAGACTTAACAAAGTTTACAGACGCTTAGAAGTAGCACAATTAAATACTGCAAACCCAACTATGGCGCATTCAGGCGGCGAGTATTCTGTCTTCAACTGGAAAGGCGGACCTAATTGCCGTCATTACTGGGAAGAACTAACGATGTTTAAATCAGACGGACGTACAGTATTCTTATCTCATGGTCCAGTAATGGGATCAGCAGGTCAAACAAATAATGCGAATTCTCCAAGTTCTTTAGGTTCTGTAGCAGGCAATGGTTATTTCCCTGGTACTACTAGAGCTCAAATGTTCTCATTAGAAGAAGAACAAAGAATCGTAACCGGGCCGGCAATGGTACCTAATAAGATGATCTTACGTAAAGATGAAAAAGGTATGCCTTATTATGTTTACTTTACTGAAAAGACGATCAAAGAAATCTCTGAGAAGTTATTCCAAGAGAATAAACAGAACATGACAAACGCCGAACACAATTCGAACCTTACGAACGATTCGAACACTTTACTTGAATCATGGATTGTTCTTGATCCTGAAAAAGATAAAGCCGCTGCGTTAGGTTTTAATGTACCGCGCGGAACTTGGATGATGTCTTACAAAATCAACGATGATAAAATGTGGCAAATGGTCAAAGAAGGCAAACTACGTGGATTCTCAGTTGAAGGCTTCTTTATTGAAAAGGCAGATGCGATGCGTGCAGCCGAACAAAGCTACAATAACATTCTTAACATTTTAAATCAAATCGATGAAAAAGGGAATAACTAACAACTATCACTCTAAACCTAGAACTAAGCGTAAAGGCGTACATTCTAAAAAGAATAAACCAAGTAAGAAGTACAGAGGACAAGGCAGATAAAACCCGGAGCGCCCGGAGCGCCCGGAGCTCCGAAAACGTTCGAACGCTCCGAACTTTTGTCTGTTTTACAACATTTTATATTTAATATTATTAACCCCAAAAATAACAACTATCTATGACCGCTATCGAAGCTATTAAGAAGATCAAGATTGCTCTAGGCATTGAGAAGATGGAAGCAGTTGCTGAATTGGTTGATGGTACGCAAGTACACGTTGACAATGAATTCGCAGTTGGTGAACAACTTCACATTGTAACAGAAGATGGTTCATACGCTCCAGCACCAGAAGGAACGCACGAAACCACTGAAGGACTATTGATCACAGTAGATGCCGCTGGTATAATTACCACCATCGAAGAAAAAGAAGCAGTTGCAGCAGAAGAAGTTACAGAAGAGGAAGAAGTAGAAGTAGAAATGGCTGCTGAGCCAATGGAAGAAGAAACTGAAGTTTCAGTTTCAGTCGCTCCTGAAATGGTACAGCAAGTTATTGACGCTATTACTCCATTATTGGATCAAGTTAAACAACTTGAAACAGAAATGCAAGCGCTTAAAGCAAGCTTCTCTAAATTCTCTAACGAACCAGCCGCTACTCCTGTAAGAAACAATTTCAAAGCTGAAAATGCTGAGAAAAAAGAATTGATTGACGCAAGAATTGATATGCTTGCTAAAATCAGAAGAAGTAAATAATTTAACAACAACCCCAAAAATAAACTAAACTAACCATGGCATTTGATTTAACAGCCCTAGCTCCATTTACCGATGAGCTATCTTTCGAATTGATCTCCAAAGCAGTATTAAACACTGACTTAATGGGTAAGATCAACGTACGTACTGGCCTTTCAGCTGGTACCGTTGCGATTAACCTTATGGATGGCGACTTGAACGTAACAAACCGTTCTTGTGGTTTCAATCCATCTGGTGACATTAACTTCTCTCAAGTTGATATCATTATCGCTGACAAACAAGTAAAAATGACTGTATGTCCAACAGACTTACGTGAGTACTACTTGTCACAAAAAATGAGCCCTTCAGCAGTTGCTGGTGGCGAAGAAGTTCCTTTCGAACAAGTTATCGCAGATTACTACTTGAAAAGAATTAGAAAATACAATGAAGATTTCTTGATCAATGGTGACGGTACTATTGAAGGTATCAAAGATCAAATCACTGACGCAAACGGTGCTAACGTTCCTGCTGGAGCTGTTGCATGGACTGTATCTAACGCATTGGATCAAGCATTGGATCTTTATGATGCAATCGACGAAGCTGTAAAAGACAGAGAAGATTTGATCATGATCGTTTCTCCTGCTAACTACAGAATCCTTACTCGTGCTCTAGTTGCAGCTAACTACTTCCACTTTGATTCAGTTAACGGTAACCAAATCTTGGTTTTACCTGGAACTAACATCGAAATCGTGAAGAGCTCAGGTTTGACTGGTTCAAACTATGTTGCTGCGGGTCCTGCTGAATTTATCGTAGCTGGAACTGGATTAACTGACGATATGTCTTCATTCACTATGATGTATGACCCATACGAGGATATCGTGAAGGTACGTGCATACTGGAGATTAGGTGTTGCAGTTCACCAAGTGAACTTGTTCTCAACTAACGACTTAGCATAATAACAATACAACGGGAGCCTTCGGGCTCCCTATTTAAACCTTAAAAAAAGCAAAATATAATATGGCATGTAACCTAACATCAGGCTGGTCAATTGATTGCAAAGATTCCCAAGGTGGTATTGTTAAAATCTTTATCGCTAACGGTCCGGTTGTTTCTTTCGCAGAAACTGCAGGTGTGATCACCTCAATCACTGACGGTACAGGAGCGATGACTCCTGCGGACTTCTTCGAATTTGAAGTTCCAAAACAAACATCAAGCTTAACCGAAACGGTTAACGCATCTACTGAAAACGGTACTGTATTTTATCAACAAGATTTGATCTTGGTCTTTAATAAATTGGAAGCGGCTAAACGTAACCAGATTTTGTTAATGGCTCAGAACGAAGATATGGTTGTTGTAGCAAAAGATGGTAACGGAAAATACTGGAGCGTCGGCATCAGTAGAGGTGCTTCTTTAACAGCGGGTTCATTAACATCAGGTGTTGCTTACGGCGACAGATCAGGTGGTGAATTGACTCTAACTGGTTTAGAGCCTCAACCAATGTTCGAAGTAACTGGTACAATTGTAGAGTAATCTAATACGTAGTAATTCTTACTAAAATACTAAAAGCGCAAAAGGGACCGATTCGGTCCCTTTTTTTGTTTACAATTATTCTATTAAGTATATTTAAACTAAATACATTTGTTCAAATGACGTATACTTTCATACATCCTATACCAAATACTATCACTTTTAACATCGTAAATGGTCCAGCTACCGCTGAATTAAGATTAACGAGTCAAATGACCAATACTACCGATGTAGGTACGGTTACGCAAATTCTTTTGACTAGAGTTTTTACGAACGATAGATACAGTGAGTACATACCTTCTGATCCAATAGTAATTCAAGATTTGTCTGAAGAGTTTATCGAAGGCATTTATAACTACGAATTAATTAACGGAAGTACTAAATTAGAAGAAGGTACAATCAAAATAAAGAACGAGAGTCAAGACAATTGGCCTACAGCTTACGTAAGTGCTAATGAAACTAGAGAAGGCGTTGTCTTTGCATCAAATAACTTATAATTATGGAAAACAAACAAGAGCAAAATCTGTATGCTGTTAAAGGCGCTTATGCCGCTATCAACTTACCGATAATCAGAGAAATTACTTCTAAAGAATGGATTTTCTTTGGATTGGATAATTTATATCCGGTAAAATTAGTTGAATTATTCAACACTTCAGCGATGCACAAAACGGCGATCGATGCTAAACAATCAGCTACAATCGGCGAAGGAATCAAAATGTACGGTGAAACGATCGTAAACACAAAAGGTGAAACACTTAATGAAATCTTTAGTAAACTAGCATTAGACGAATGGCTTTTCGGAGCTAGAGTTATTAATGTTATTTGGAATCGTGCAGGAGACAGAATTGCTGAGATCTACCACATTCCAGCTAATAAAGTTCGTTCAGGTAAATTAGATGACGAAGATAATATTCATGAATATTTCTACTCTTCTGATTGGAAGCAACCTCGTAAATACAAACCTAAAGCTTATCGCGCTTTTAATATGGAAGACAATAAAGGTGATAATGCATCACAACTTCTTTATTTAAAAACATACAATCCAGAAACTGACTATTATGGTCTACCCTCGTACGTTTCAGCATTAAACGATATCGAGCTTGATGCAAGAATCAGCCGATTCCACAATGCGAATATATCGAACGGATTAGCACCTTCTATGGCCATTAATTTCCGCAATGGTATTCCAACACCCGATGAACGCCAAATTATTCACCGCGAAATCGAAGATACATTTGCTGGTGAAAACAATGCCGGACGTTTCTTCTTACTTTTCTCAGAACCAGGCCACGAAGCTCAGATCACACCAATTACTGCTGCGAACGATGGCTACTACACTACACTCGAGGAGCGAGTTTCTTCTAGAATCTTAACAGCTCACCGTATTACTTCACCACTTCTTTTAGGTATTCGTACTTCTGGATCAGGTTTAGGTAATAATGCTCAAGAAATTGAAACAGCTTACGCACACTTTTTCGGTACGGTAATCGAACCAGTACAAAAGAAGTTACTTAAAGAAATGCAATTTGTTACAACTCTTATGGGTTTTCAAATGAATTTAGAGATTGAGCAATCAACTATCGATTTTACAGATACTGTAGATGGACAAACACAAAATTTAGACGCATAATATGGCACAACAAGTTATTTTCGTTTCAGAAGAAAGAATCAAGGCATATACTCAAATGCACGAAAACGTGCAAGTACAAGATCTAGTGCCTTCAATTTTACAATCACAGGACATTTATTTGCAACCAATGATTGGTACTAGATTCTACAATACTCTTAAAAGTAAAATCTTAGCAAATACTCTTAATGCTAATGAGACTATTCTCGTTGCAGATTATATTGCTCCTTATATTATGAATTGGGGTTTTGCGATGGCAATGCCTTTTATTAAGTACAAAGTAGTTGATAAAGGCATCGTTTCAGGTACCTCAGAGACCGCCAGTCAAACTACTTTAGATGAATTGAATTATCTAGTACATAAAGTAGAAAACACTGCCCAGTTCTACGGTCAACGTTTAAGAGAATTCTTATTTGACAACCCTGGTATGTTTCCAGAATATCAAAATCCAGGTACTGATGGCATGTACCCAGATAGAACTTCACCTTATTTCTCTGGTTTAACCGTGCCTGCATTTAGAGGTACTGGTGTTTTTAAATACGCAAACTACAATGAAAACGGATACGACAACTGCTTCTGCGACTCAGGCCTTGCCTAAACCTACGAAAGCTACATTTGCTAACGTAAAGAAATTAGAAAAATACTTGCAAACTAAGAAATGATCAAAGATATAAAATTTCAAGCTAATTGCTTAGTTGCTGCACTAGAGAAATACATGACGAAGATTATGATGATGTTGGCGGCCTTCTTAGCTCCTATTCAAGGTATAATGATTACTGTTGCAATTTGTATCTTAGCGGATACTTTGACCGGAATATGGAAAGCAAAGAAATTAAAAGAAAAGATCACTTCACGTGCTCTAAGTCGTATTATTTCTAAAATGTTTCTATATCAAGCCACTATAATTACTTTCTTTTTAGTAGATAAGTATATTTTTGGTGATATTTTGATGAAAATATTTAGCGTAGAATTATTACTAACTAAGGTTGTTGCGCTTATTCTTGCATCAGTTGAATTATTTAGTGCAGATGAAAACTACCGAGCCGTGAAAAAATACGGTTTATGGCATGCATTTAAGCGTCTTGTTGCTAGAGGCAAAGACGTAAAAGAAGAATTAAAAGATTTTGATTTAGACCAGTTTAAAAACAATTAAGTCTAAATTTATATTTGAATAAAACACAAGATAATATGTTAACATACGCATCAGCACAACAACAATTCGTTATCAGAGTCACAGATGGCGCTGTAACAGAACCTGTTGGCGGATCATGGTTATCAGCTTACGCAATTTATTTAGGTGCAACAGAACCCCACGGAACTTGGTTACAAACCATTTGCGAACTTATGGGAATTACTGAGCCTTTAAATGGATCTTGGATCCAAGCATTAGCTAATTACTATGGCATTACAGAACCAATTAGTGGCAATTATTGGCTTGATTTAGCAGAAGCTGAATTCGCAGCCGCTCCAACCGCTAACTTTACTTCGGATATTACAACAGTTCCTGAATACGGTTTCGTTGATTTCGAAGATACTTCTGATCCAAACGGAGCTCCGATTACAGCTTGGTTATGGACATTTGAAGGTGGTACGCCAGCAACATCAACATTACAGAATCCTACCGTAGAATACGGCGAACCTGGTAATTACGATGTTAGTTTACAAGTAACCAACTCAGAGGGTACAGATACTAAATCTGTTCCTAATTATATTACGGTTTCAAATACTCAAATCATAGCAGACTTTACAACTGATCCTGATCCTGCAAGTATTAATGAAGGTGGAGTTATACAATATCTTGATACAAGTTATGGTGATTTTGCAACAGCATGGAATTGGACATTTGAAGGTGGTACACCTGCTACTTCTACCGAAGCGAATCCTCTTGTTCAATACGATGTACCTGGAACTTATGACGTAACTTTACAAGTATTTGACGAATCAGGATCAAATACTAAATTTGTACCTAATTTTGTTACGGTTGCAAATAATTCAATTGTTGCTAACTTTAGTTCTTCTACTACATCACCAACTCAAGGTACTCAAGTTCAATTTAGTGATACAAGTACTGGCGATACAGCAACTGCTTGGTCTTGGACATTCGAGGGTGGTACTCCGGGCACTTCTAACGCACAGAATCCGCTTATTACATATAATACAATAGGAAACTTTGATGTTAGCTTACAAGTGTTCGATGAGTCTGGATCAGATACTAAATCGGTTCCTGATTATATTTCAGTTATTTCTGACTATCCAACATACACGATAAATACTTGGAGTATGCTTACATACGCTCCGCTAAACTCTACTAAAGTAGAAACAAGACCAATGTTAATATTATTTAAATAAAAATGAAAACAATTAAAACAACAGATTTGCAAACGCAAGCGCCTCTTTACGACAGTTCGAAATATACGAACGAAGAGTGGACAGAGTTTGTCCAGTGGTCAATTTATGAAATTGACGCAAAATTCACCATTTTTAATATTAAAAGTGATGGAACAGCAGAAGAAATAGCGTCATTTGATGATCTAGAAACTGCAATAGAATATCTAAATCAAAATATCTAAGAACATGGCAAATTATTATACGGATTTTGCGAATGGTAGTGATAGTACTGGAGACGGTAGCTGGGCTAATCCATTTAAAACAATTTTAAAAGGTACTCAAACCATTTCAGCAAATGGTGATGAAGTTAGAGCAAAAGGATCTGAATGGTCTGCTGCCTTATCTGGTAGTTTAACTTTTACTTACAATAGTGCTACGGTTACAACTAGTTCAGATTTAAGATCTCAATTCCCAGAATTGACTGCTACTCCAGGTAATGCGAAAGTTGTAATTACAGTTGGAGATGCATGGGGAGAGAACGTAACGGTTTTAACAGCGGTTGCGGTTACTGCAACTACATTAACTCTATACGGAGTTTGGGTTGGAGATACTGGTGCATTCCCTGTTAAGAGATTAGAAACTCAACACTACTATCTTACATCGGCGCCTGGTGGTGGTGCTTTCGAAACAGTTGACGCTACAAAAATTAACTCTTTTACCGGTATTAAGATCACTGGTGGTTGGACTGCAGATGGAGTACAAGGCGGTATGACCGCAATGGTTAATGCTGCTAATAATGGAACGACATCTCAATACCAAGCATTTGGTAATCTTAGTTCTGTTCCTAGACAAACTAATCTTGCATTTTCTAATTTTTGTCTAGTAAACTTAGCAGGATTCTGTTCAAATCAAGGAGGTACGCAGTTCGCTATGCATAAATTATGGATGGTTAGATGCAGTGGTTTTTTAGCTGGATCTGGTGTTGGTCTTTGGCAAATGGGAAGTAATCCAATAACTTTATATTCTTACGACTCTAGTATTAGAGATTTCTGGGCGGTTGGATTTGGAGGTAACCCAGTTCAAAACTATGTGATTTATCAAACTGGTGATGTTACTAATTCTGATTCTAAATTTGCAATTGCATTTGATATTAAAATAGTTTTACAATATTGGTTTAGAACAAAATCAACAGATCAAACTTTAGGATTTCCTAACCAAAACTGGGCTGTTAGTTCTTATAGTAGAAGTATTAATATTACAGAATTCTATTTGTATAATTCTGGAGCTGCAGGTTATTTACCAATTAATGGTGAATCCAATACTTTTGAAACAGGTTATATAGCTAAACTTTATTATGGCGGTCAAAGCGCTGTTTCTATTAGTGCAATGGCAATGATTTCTGGAACTTGGACTATTGGAGATGGTACTCAAAATTTAGCTAATTTACCGTGGGTGAGTGTTGGTACACCAGATCCTACTAGAGTAAATATTGCATCTACACAAAACGCATGGAGAATTAGATCTTCAGGTGGTGAAACGTTTAGAGCTTATGGATTTACAGATAGAGGTCAATACGCACATCAACAAGCTTTTGTTGGAGTATCTACAACCGAATATGTGACTGGTACAAATTCACTAGTTCTTTATCCTGGTCGTACTCAATCTGGTAGTAACACATTATACAATATTATCGGTGTAGTTCCTGCATTTAATACTTCAAAAACGATTACTATTAAAATGAAAACTAATGGGGTTAATAACTCTACTTGGCAAACATTATCAGTATGGAATGGAACTTCAGCTATTTATGCAAATAGTTTTTCAGCTACTAGTACTTGGACTGATTTTACATTCACATTAAATCCTAGTTCAACCAACTTAAATACAACTCAGTACTTTACTTTGGTGATCTATGCTAATGGTACTACAAGTGCGAATGCATCTAGATTATTCATTGACTCAATTACGGTTTCTTAATTGAAACTTAAATAAAAGTGAATATATAATAAACAATGGAGCGCTAAAGTTTTCTTTTTTGTTTTGTATATATGTCTTAATGTAAGACGCTCCATCAACCCCCGATCGTTAGCCATTTCAGTCGGGGGTTTCTTTTTTTATAAAAATCTGAAACAAACAAAAGTCTGTTATATATAATAGGTAAACAAACACATTATTTATGACAACACAAAACGTTAAACAACACAAACAATTCCTAGAAGAGAAATGGGGCGAGATGGCTGATTCTTTTCCAGGTGATTTCCAAGTATGGTTATTAGAAAGAATTAAAGAGAAGATCGACGAGTCAGATTTGTTCGAACTATTCGAAGACATCATGGTCTACTCTGATGAAATTAATGATAAACCGCTTGAGATTGAAAAGCTTTCATTCCGTGGTGATAATATTAAGTTCATCGAGATGATTGCTCAGAAGCATTCTGTATCAACTCTGGGTCTACACAGGTTAGCTCAAACAGATACTAAACAAACTTTACAATGGATCACTCAACAAATCCAGCAAAAGGCTAAAGAAGGAGTAGAGATCAGACTTTTCGCAAGTAAGAAAACCGGTCCTGTATTCGCTGCGTATACTAACGAGAACCTAGATATTTTTGGTTTTTGTAAAGTACTACATAATGGCGTACCTAAAATGCAAACCTTTGTACAAAGAAATGTGAGACTATTTTAGTCTCCATTTTTTTTGTATATGATAGATATATATAATATATTGAAACATAATCACTAAACGACATATAAAAATAAAACAAATTATGAAAGAAGAATTAAACGTACAAGAAGAATTATTGAATCTTGCAATTGAACAAATTGTAATGAGAGCTAAAAAATCTAGTCTACAAGAAAAAGTAATTAACATGTCTATCGTATATGATAGTATTGGAGTTACTTGGCGTAATAAAGATGGATCAGTTTTTGTTATGCTTTTTAGAACTAATCGAGATCCTAGAACAAAAGATTTAGCAACATTTCAATTTGCTACTCAAAACTATTCTGCAGAAGAATATAAAAATATTCAATTATAATTATGATACCGAAGAATGAAAGATCTAAGTTTTTACAAAAACAAATGGATGATAAAAAAACACGAGTTTCATATAATTTTATAATGGAGTACAAAGGAGTGGATTCAACTCTTAAGTTATTATTAAATGATATGTGTAACGACATTTATATGAATGGTTTTGTAACATGGAAGCATCAAACCTATGCTGATCACTTAGGAATAACAAGAAGACAAATATTAAGATGGTTTCAAAAGTTAACTGAAATTGGAATTCTAATACCAGAGAAATCTAATAAAGAAGGTGGTAAGTCAAATAAGTTTAAACTTGATATCAATCCTTTTCTTATTAAGAAATTAGTTGATCAAAAACATGTGACACCGGTGGTAAAGACATGTGACACTGATGACACAGTACATGTGACACCGGAGGTACAAACCTGTGACACTGATGACACATATAATATACCTAATAAACTTCAAAAAAGTTTATTAGAGGAAGATGAAGACGTTTTAGCGTCTTCATCTCCTCAGCCAGAAGGACCTACCTTTACTGAAGAAGCCTTTGCTGAATTCTTAAACGATATTTAAAACAAACAAAACAAAATGATAAAATTTGACAAAGAACCGATACCAACCTTACCTAACGAAAGATGGCATCAATTTAAAACTACTTACCAAGTTAAACGTGCGCACAGGAATGATATGACGCTACCTCTTATACCTTATGCTGAAACCTTATGGTTTGTATCAGATCACGGCAGAGTTAAGTGTGAGATCTACTGGTACACTCCAGAGCAAACAGGAAATACATTCAAGAATCTTAAGTATGCAGGCCAAACTCATTACCGCTTAATGCCCTATTACGAAAAAGGTGGGCACAAGACTAAGTACCCTTGCTTACCTACTCAAGAATACGTACATCGTTTAGTAGCTGAAAGCTTTATTCCAAATCCTGAAAATAAAGCCACTATTAACCATAAGGATGGAAACAAACTAAATAATCATTATACAAATTTAGAGTGGGCAACACATCAAGAGAATATCCGTCATGCTTACGCAACTGCCTTAAATGTAGGCGGAAAATGGGGCAAAGGTAGAGCTAAAAATAAGTTGAATAAATAAGAAAAGACAAAATGAATATTAAAGTACCAGCAGTATATCTTGAACTCGAGTTAACTGACCAAGAATTAGTATTTGTAGAGATACTTTACAATTTACATAAAAGGTATACCGGTAAGTGGAAATATGTGTTACATGAAGATGACTTACAATCAATCTTACAGACTAACTATAATACTGCTAAGGGCCTAAATGCCAGATTTAATGATCAGATTTCTTTTGTTAAATTATACAATGATGCTTACCTAATCGGAATGACTTGTAAGAATCCTAATAAACAACTAACGGCAGTACATAACTTAACTGATATTAATGCCATTAAAGTTTATTGTTATCTGCTAGGTAGAATAAATAGTGGGGTAATCGAAGGAGAATTCCCGGCCGACAAAGAACAAAATACGGTTTACATTTCTGATCAGTACAAAAAGGCAATGACTCCGTATCAACGTAAACAGTTAGATGCAAAAGAAATATGATAATTACTTTAAGTTAAGTGAACGGCAAAAACAAGCTGTACAAGGAGAAGTGTTTGATCTTTGTATACTATTCGCAATAGGTCAATCTGACAAGAGACCGAAAGAATTTGCTTGGACAATATACGAAGCAGCCATCGCTATTGGCAACATCGCATTAGAAAACGAGAACTTCGAATTTGTGCAAGCTATAAAAGATACGATAATAACTTATGACCTTGAGAGATCAGTGGATAACTACAAACTATGAAAACATTCAACAGTGGGCCAAGAACGCAGCACAAGGAAAACCAGATTGGGAAGATCTTTGCCACTACGCGATAGCTAGTTTCTTAGAGAATCCCAAAGCAGAAGAACTAGTCGAAAGAGGTGAAGCCAGATGGTTTATTGTACGCATCTTACTTAATTCTAGTCGAGGTCAAAAGTCACACTACTTCAGACTCTACAGACCAAAGCATGATACGCTACCAGACTCACACACGGACATCCAGAACGAAGATTATGATCATGATATAGATTTACTCACAGAAAATATTAGAGGCATTCTGGATGATCTTCAACACGGCGATGTAGAACAATGGTACATGGCAACTCTATTCGAACTCTGCATTAAACAAGATAAAATAAACTTTAGTAAGATCTCAAGAGAGACAGGAATTCCCAGAACCTCAGTAGCAAATGCTTACTATCAAACAATAGAATACGTAAAAAACAAATTAACAGAATATGGATTTAATCTTAATGATCTTGGGCTTGGCAGCCTTTGGAGTAACAACTCAACAGACGAACTGGTATAAAGACACCCGTTTCGATCGTAAGCCTTTTAACTGTACTCTTTGCTTAACAACTTGGTCCAGTTTCATCTACTTGTGCTTCACTCACCAGATGCCATTTGAAAGCTTAATTTTTACAGCCACATCTGCGGGCGTCTTAGCAGAATTAATTGATCAACAAATAAACCCTTTTAAATAATGCAACCAACACTAGAAGAAACCCAACAAATCTTTGAAGCTCACATGGACACCTTATGGACCATGATGGAAGGTCATGTAACTGATGTAGAAGCTTTCAACGAATGGTGCCAAAAAGTAGCTGCGGCTATGACAGCAACCACGTTAGCTTTTGTTTACCCAATAAAAAATGAAATGAATGATGAGAATACACACGACTGGCAGGATCAGGAAAGTGACGTCCAACCCTCTTAACCCTGAACAAATGGCTTGGGTGGAGGCACACGAACTCTTCTTTAAAGCCAATAATGCACTGCATAAAGATGCCATTCCTTACTTCTGGCAAACTTACTCGTGGGTTAGTGGTAAAACACAAACCCCAACAAACTGCGGCCGCTGTGTGGCCTCAGGTAAAGCCGTAATATATACGCAGTATAAAAAACAATTAGACGAAAATGATCAGCAAGAAACTACAGCTTAATAACGTAGAGTATATCGTTAGAGCAAACAACAAACAAGAACTAGACAAAGCCGTACAGTTCTTATACGAATGTAACGAACCAGAGATGGCTCAACTAGAAACTCCAATGGAAGTCCAATTAGAAATAATTACTGAAGAAGAGCCTGCCAAACCCCAAGCTCCGAAACGTTCGAACGCTCCGAAAGCTCCGGGAGCTCCGAAGCAAGCGCCGAAGAAAACCGTTAAAACTAGTAATAAGACGGTAAATCTAGGCGGAATGGGCAAATCCGAGTAAAGTATATTTGTATTTAAAAAATAACGAATAACACCATGGCATTTGAAAAAGGACACAAAGGCGGACCGGGCAGACCGAAAGGCGCTAGCAACAAAATCACTGAAGAAATTAGAGAACAGTTTGCTAACCTCTTAGAAGCTCAGTTACCCGATGTAGAGAGATGGATTAGACAAGTAGCCCAAGATGATCCAGGCAAAGCAGTGGATCTCTTAATTAAGATCTCAGAAAGATTCGTACCTAAGCTTACACAAAACCAAGTTACAGGAGCAGACGGTGAAGATCTATTTAAAAACATCACATTCAACTTCAATACACCGAAGGACGAAGAATAATGGAAGTACTTGGATTTACCCCACATATCGGCCAAGCGAAAGCTATCGAAACTATTTTTAGGCCAACAAAGTATGTTACTGTTCGAACACCGAGACAGTGGGGTAAAACCATGCTTGGTATTAATCTGCTACTCTTCTGGGCCATTAATGATAAAGGCTCAAAGATTATGTGGGTAGCGCCAACATACCAACAGTCAACTAAAGTAATGAAAGAGCTGATAAGCATTATTGCTGACTCTGGTATTATTAAATCAAAGAACATGTCAGAGAATGAGATCCACTTAAAAACTGGCAGTACCATTCTATTCCGCTCAGCAGAGAAATACGATAACCTTCGTGGTTACACTATGGATTACATGATCGTTGATGAGGCCGCTTATATTAGAGATGAGGCTTGGAAGTCTGCATTGAAACCAATCGTCTTGATCAAAGGCAAAAAGGTTGTCTTCTTCTCTACGCCACGTGGTCGCAACTTCTTTTATGAATTAGATAAGATGGGCTTGGATCCAGATTCAACTCAGTACTCTTCGTTCCAAGGTCACTACTCAGACAACCCGTTCGTGGATCCAGCAGAGATTGAATCAGCACGTAAGACTCTACCTGCTCACATCTTTAAAGCAGAGTATGAAGGTCAATTCGTAGAAGGCGACACACAAGTCTTTCAGATACAGAAAGCCAATGAGTTTGCTAGATGGCCACAACCACAAGGCAAAGTCTATTGCGGCATTGACTTAGGTAGAGCAGATGACTACACGGTTGCCACATTTATTGATTCAACCGGTCAAGTAGTCGATATTTACAGAGCTAACTTAAAAGACTGGTCTGAGATGACCGCAGAATGCTTAAAGCGTATTAAGAAGTGGAATGCTACTGCAATGGTCGAGATCAACTCAATTGGCGATGTTATCTTTGAGCAGATCAAGAAGCAATGGTCCGACACACATCCAGTCTTTACAAGTACTAAGACTAAACCCGATATGATTGAAGGTCTCATAGTAGATCTTAATAATGAAGTCGTTCGAATACCGAGCGCAGAACTGTTTGGGCCACTCAGGTTCGAACTTGACATCTTTGAATACAATTACTCACCAAGATCTAGAACGATTCAGTACAGCGCACCAAGTGGAATGCATGATGACTGTGTAATGTCACTAGCCATAGCTAACTACAATAGAAAGCAAAACAAGACCCTAGGTCAGTATGCAGTTAGCTCAGTTCGAATGAAGTAATTTCAATAAGCAACAGATTTATATTTTTTAACATGAAAGCACTAATTACAGT